AGACCACTTGGGTGGGGAACCAATCACAGGTCAAGGAAATGCTGGAGGTGATGCATTTGTATCAGGCACTGCTTTGGCAGGTGCCGGCGGTGGCGGCGCAGGTGCTGTTGGTGGAAATAGTGTAAGCGGCACAGTGGCAGGTTCAGGTGGTATTGGATTACAAAATTCCATAACAGGCACTGCAACATATTATTGCGGCGGTGGCGGTGGCGGCAGCGTCAATACCGGCACAGCGGGCAACGGTGGTGCAGGTGGTGGTGGTGGAGGAAGTTCAACAGCTGGAGGCACAGGAGGTGCAAACGGCGGCCAGAATGGAACAAATACTGTTGGTGGGAATGGCGGAACAAATTCCGGCGGCGGCGGTGGTGGTATGAAAAACGGCGCCGGCACTAATGCAGGTAACGGTGGTTCAGGTATTGCAGTTATCAAGTACCCAACCGGTTACGCAGCAGCTACAACTACAGGCACAGTTACATATACAATATTATCCGGGTATAGAATATATAAATTTACGGGTTCAGGATCTATCAAATTCAATTAATGTATCAGTTGACGAAACAACCAATGATGCATAAATACCCCTTATAGGGGGATATAATGGCACAACCAATAACAACAAGAACGGCATTCAAAGATTATTGCCTGCGTAGACTAGGGTTTCCAGTAATCGAAATCAACGTTGATGACGATCAGGTAGAAGACCGTATTGATGATGCACTTCAATATTGGCAAGACTACCACTTTGATGGCCTACAAAAAATATATTACATCAAAAAACTTGATGCGACAGACATTCAAAACAAATATATAAATCTAACTAATGTTACAGACGATTCAAATAATTCTGTTGACATAGTTGGTATAACTAGAATTTTCCCTATTCAAGATTCGTCAGCATCAATCAACATGTTTGACTTGAGATATCAATTGCGTTTGAATGAATTGTACGATTTCACTTCCGCATCTTACATCAACTATACATTAACACAACAACATTTGCGTTCATTGGAGTTAATGTTTACTGGTGAAATACCAATCCGTTATCAAAGACACATGAAAAAACTTTTCATTGATTGGGCTTGGGGTTCTTCACAAGCACCAGTCGGTACTGTTGTTGTCATGGAATCTTATGCAACAATCAATCCAGAATATTACAATTATGTCTGGAACGACCGTTGGTTAAAAGAGTATGCAACAGCACTTATCAAGCGTTCATGGGGCAACAACCTTAAAAAGTTTAGTGGTATACAATTACCAGGTGGTGTCATGTTGAATGGTGATAAGATTTATGAGGAAGCAAAAACAGAAATTGATGCCCTTCATGCAGAAATTGGTGACAAGTACGGTGCACCACTAGAAATGTTTATGAACTAATATGAAACACCAACACCATATTATTCCAAAACATATGGGTGGAACAAATGATCCGTCCAATTTAATTGAACTTACCGTAGAAGAACATGCGGAAGCTCATCGTGTTTTGTGGGAAAAATATGGACATAAACAAGATGAATTAGCTTGGAAAGGTTTAGCTGGCATTATTGGTAAAGAAGAATTGTTACACGAACTATTTGTAATGTCTGGTAAAAAATCTAGACCACCAGTAGGTCACAAAGCAAATTTAGGTCGTAAATGGTCTGATGAATATAAATTAAAAATGAGTGAGACATTAAAAGGCCGTCCTTGTGAATGGAAAAATAAAATATCCGAGAGTAATAGTAGAAATTGGTTAATAACCAAACCAGACGGAACAAAAATAAAAATAAAAAATTTACAACAATATTGTAAGGAAAATAACTTGGATAGTTCAAAAATGTCAATTGTGGCTAGTGGTTTAAGAAAACACCACAAAAATTATTTTTGTGAAAAGTTAGGATAATATCATGGCGACCTCGGTGTATTTCAACAACTACAACTCTCTTGCTGAACAGAGAGTAATAGAAGATTTGATTGTAGAAAGTATTAAAATTCAAGGTTATGACGCCTACTACCTGCCTATTGAGAATGAAGAAGATAGAGACATTCTATATGGTGAAGATCCAATTAAAAGATTTGGTTCGGCCTTTCCAATTGAGTTCTATCTATCTAGTTCAATGGAGTACGGTGGCGAGAAAGAATTCTTTTCTAAATTTGGTCTTGAGATTAAAAACAATATCAATATCATACTATCAAAGCGTTCTTTCTCTCAAAGAGTACCACAAGACCTATTCACCAGACCCCGTGAAGGTGATTTGATTTATGTGCCTTTCTTAAATGGTACCGGTGAATTGTTTGAAATTAAATTCACCAATCAAACCAAAGACTTCTTCATGTTAGGCCGCAAGATTCCTTATTTCTACGAATTAGAACTAGAGAAATTCAAGTACTCACAAGAAGTTATCGACACTGGTGTGGAAGATATTGATGATATAATGATTCAATCAAGTTATACAATAGATTTGAACACTGGTGTTGGAACTGGAACATATGAACCTAGAGAAATTGTATTTCAATCTAGGGATGGTACACAAGCAAACGCATCAGTGGTTGCAATGGTACAAGAATGGAACACTGTCAATGATATATTAAAAGTAACAAATGTTGCCGGTGAGTTTGCAAACAATGTTGCAATCATTGGTGCAACAAGCAATGCACAATACTATTTGTCATCATATAATCCATTAAAAGACAGTACAAGAAATGAAGCCTATGACAATGATTATTTGGACAATGAAGCCGATAACATTATAGATTTCACCGAAACTAATCCGTTTGGAAAAATATAATGTCAACATACAACCGTGTCATCAGAAAATTAGTTGTTGGATTTGGTAATCTTTTTGACAACATAACACTATACAGATTCAAATCAGACGAAACCGAATCTGAGAGATTTATTGTGCCTATTGTTTATGCATCAAAAGAACGATATGTTATGCGCCTTGAGAGTGATCCTCAATTAGATAAAAAAGTTCAAGTAACTTTACCTAAAATGTCGTTTGAGATGGCCGGTCTTAGTTATGATTCAAGTAGAAAACAAAATACCAACATTAAAAATTTTGCAGGCACAAATACAGCGACCGGTGTTATTGCACAATACAATCCAGTACCATACAATTTTGATTTTAATCTGTACATATATGTTCGAAACATTGAAGATGGTACACAAATCATTGAACACATACTACCATTCTTTACACCAGATTACACCATCAAATTGAATTTGATTCCTGAAATGGGGATTATTAAAGAAGTACCTGTGATTTTAAACTCAACATCACATGAAATTATTTACGAAGGTGGTAGAGAGAACGAAACCAGAATGATAGTCTGGACATTAAACTTCACTGTCAAAGGATTTGTATTTGGTAAAACCACAGAAACTGGTGTCATCAATCGTGCATTTGTTTCAGTGTTCAACTTAATTACCGAAGAAGATGTTGTTGAATTTACATTGAATTTAAATTCTGGTTTTGGTACATATAAAGTTGGTGAAAAAGTATATCAAGGATATACATCAGATGATACAACAGCAACAGGAATTGTTGTTCAATTTACAGACAACCTACTTAGATTAAAATCACTAACAGGAAACTTTGTGTCCGATAAACCTATATATGGAGTTAATACTTTGGCAAACTATAACTTCACCACATATAATTTGAACCCATTGAAATTTGTTGAAGTTGATGCTGTTGGTAGAGTTTCTACAGATATCGACTTTATGACTGTTGATAAAGTTGACGCTAAGACCGATAACACACTAAATGAAGTCTTGACAATTAACAAGGCCGCAAACCAATAAACATCAAATGAGAGAAACAAATGGCTAAACAAACAATCAATATTGGTATTAGAGCAAATGATGGTAAAGGTGATACACTAAGAGCCGCATTTGTCAAATCAAATGACAACTTTACCGAGCTGTATACCAATGTTTCCAATAATTCTAATACTGCAAATTCACAATCAGCAAACAATGCTGCACTAGCACAAGGTGCTTTCAATAAAGCAAATTCTGTTTTCTTGGGTGATATCAGTTTTACCGATACCATAATGTATAGTAATACAAGAGTGGAACTTGGTAATGACCATCACAACAAAAAAGTTTGGGGTCTATTATATGGTCAACTAACAACTCAGTTAGCCAATACATATGGTCACAGTGTTGCATACGATTCTGCCAATAACATTTATGTTGCACTGACAACACAAAATGAAACCACAGGTTATCCACAATCTACAATTGTAAAATTTGATACAACAGGTGAAATATTCTGGACTCGTTCTGTGCCAGCAAACACCTCATATGGTAGTTATTCTGAATCTTTAGATATTGATGCAAACAACAATGT